ATTATGCAATATGCAATAATCAATGGTGTATCAAATGTCAAATGTCAAAATGTTAGACACAATTTGTTTAAAAAATGTTTGATTTGGGTCCGAAAATATTTGCACCCATGCGTCCGATAAAATGGGGTCTTTGAAATAAGAAGCATACAACTCATCATCACAATCCACGCGGCGGATGTGGTCAATCAATGCATCAAAATCGGGGAAATCGTTTGCATTAATAAATGTGCTCGGATTGAAATCCTGGGTCACATCCGGTGTCCCCCAGTAAATGGGGATGCACCCCGATTTGTATACGTCGCATATTTTTTCGGTCACACACCCAGGATATTGGTTGTTTTCAAATGCCATCGCAAACTTGTATTGTTTATTGTGTTCTATTTTGCCGGAAGCGTTTGTGCCACGCGGGATTTCTCCGCCGATGTTGTTCAAATGCCATCCCCCACAATCCACGCGCTTGTATTGCGATGACAATTTTTCCACAAACATTTGTCGGTTGTCACGGTGTCCGGATGCAATGTATGAACAGAATTTCTCTCGTTTGTGATTGTTATCATACTGTCTGGGTTTCAAAATGGCGTCATCAAAATCACAAACCCACAGCGGCAGGCGCGCATTTATGGCGTTTGACGTGTCAAACGTGATGTTGAAGTCTGCATCCGTGCGATGTGGCACCGGTTCTCTTGAAACAAACACTTTGCGTCCTGCCCGGTAGGACCCCGTGCTTTCCCCAAAACTGCTGTAAAATAGAATGTCCGGATTTTGCGACGGCTCAATTACTTTCACCTGGGGGGTCACCCCATTAATGCTGACAACATCAATGTGTGTTTTGACGAGGTTGACAAAAAAATTGTCATTGACATTGAAAGGGCCGCCACCACAATCCACATCCCACCAATCGCAAAAAGCAACGGTCACAACGATGTTGTTTTGGTTTCTACGGTCGGTGTTGGCTCGGGTGTTGGTTCGGGTCATGTCCGTTTCGGCAGATGGAAATGAAAACACATCACCCGATAATTGTATGTCTGTATCCATGCCAAATGTGTAAAGCAAATATTCATTCACTGAGTAAAGGTGCTCATTGAACATACCAAGAATGTACCAATCTATTGCCGTGACCATTGAACGCGTTTTGCAATAATTGAGGAATCGGGTAGCACCACTTTTTTTAATTATGTATCCACCAGTTCCTTCCACTGGACCTTTCTTTTTTTCACGTGGATGTTTGATAATTTGCAGATTGTTTGCATTTTCACATGGGACATTGATATTAAAACCACCAATGAAACACAATTCTGCGCTAGGTTCACTTGCAAACAACTTGACCGCTTTTTGCAATTTCAACTCAAAATCATCAACCGGTTTTGCATCGTCTTCTATGATTGCATACACATCGCAAGTTGGGTCGTCTATCAACTGCTTCCACAATTCAATGTGCGACATGGAGCAACCGATGACCCCCTTACGATATTGGAAATTATTGCCTTTGAACAATTCATATATGTATTCGGTGGCAACGAGTTCTTTTCCATCCACGGCGTCCATGAATTCATAATCTGTGAAATTTTGACGTTTCAACTGGGCTTCCATTTCCGCTTTGCGGTCAGGCCGCCGTTTCAAATTGATTACCACTGTTTTGAAGTCCAATTTATTTGCATTGGAAGAGTTCAATGCCAATGCACTTTCCCACTGCTGCGCCCGGGTTGCCCAACCACAGCTTTCGGCATATGCGCGTCCCTGTTTGCGCAGCGTCTCTTTTGCCCCCTCGTCGTGCGCAGTGACAACCAATGTCTGAATCTCTGAACCCGGGGAAATTTGCATGCCGCAGCCGTTCATTGTGTGGGTCAGTCCCGCCACCGGATAATACAAGCATATGACGCCGGACATCAGCATCTCCATCGCGGTAATGCACGACGTCTCGGGCCAGTTGGTTGGATACAACCAGTACTCCGCCGTGCTCATTTCAGCGTACAGTTGCGTCGGGTTCAGTTTGCCCAAGTGCTGAATGCGGTTGTCGGGGAACTCCCGATTGAGAGATTCAATGTGGGTCTGAACGCGCCGTTCTTCGTCATTGCACGGAAACACTTCATACGTTGACACGGCCAGAGTGGCACTCGGCAAGGCTGACACGATTTCCGGCCACAACTCCAATATGCGCGTCAATCCGCGCTCCGTGCGCGATGTGTATATGAATTTCCCCAGCTGTTTCACTTGCGACGTGGGAAACAACTCCAAATCAATGCCGTTGTTTATGATGGACATTTTGGTTTTAAGAGCAGGATACAACGCGATGTATTGGTCAGCGTGCCACTGCGTTTGGCACACGCAGCCATCAATGCGGTCCGCCCATTTTTCAATGATTGCCACATCGTTCATATTGCACCCATAAGGCAACAAGCGGGTGTCGTGTGCCCATATGTAAAACTGATAAAACGAGCACGTGCTCCCGTAAATCTCCAAAAATGAAATGTAGCGCGAACAAATCACCGTGTGGAATTCGGTTTTGCTCAACAAGTCCGGCAAATCCTTCAGCCCCACGTATTTCACGTTGAATTCCACCAGCTCTTCGGCGCGCACTTGTCCCGCGACGTAAACGGTGTATCCGTTTGCCGCTTTCAAAAGTTGTCCCAGCTCTTTGGACAGGTAAGCCACCGCCTTCTCTGAACCGCCCAGTGCGCCCACTTTCATTTCGCTGTAATTCCATTCTGAATTGCAGTATCCAGTGTAAAACAAAATGTTGCGGCTCTTTTTGCATGTTTTTGATTTTCCTTTCCCTTGTGTGACAACCGGGTGCGGATTTAGATTGAGGGTAAGACCATCAAACGTGCTGGCTGGGACGCCATTATCAATGACAAATTTCAAATACTCATTGGCAAGCGCCGCAAATGCATTCACCGCTTCCGGTTTCACATGCTCTATGAAAAAACGCAGGTTGAACATCAAATTGCGCAGATGCCACACGCTGAATGTCCGGTGTTTGGTTTTGAAAATGATTTCATACATGCGAATGCCGCATTCACGGTCTTGCACCCGATCCGCAACAATGATCATGTAATACGGCACCAAGAATCCAGCCTTGTCCGTTTCAACAAACAATTTGCCGGCGTTATTCTGCGTCATTGGCATTTTCACCATGCGATAATAGTTGTATGCCATTTCATTCATGTCTTCGCAACAGTAATGCATCAGCAATGGGTATAAGCACTCCACCCGTTCGTTGTCATATGCGAATGCTTTCACCAAATAAAAAAATCCGGTCTCTTTTTGATTCAATGCATCATAGCATTGATATGCATAGAGGCACGCCAAATATTTCTCTTGCGACCAATTGTCCTGAGAGAGCGTTGTTTTATACCACCTAATCGCATTCTCGTATCTACCACAGTCGCGATAGCTGTTCGCGCAATAAAACGCGTAGCGCTTATAAAGGTCGTCCCCCTTGGCCAGCGCATTTGCATGCGCCTTTGCCAAAATGGTCGCATCATTCAAATACTTATTGGGGTCATTGTTGCGCGCACCTCTGCGCCCAGAAATCACGTAATAGTCGCCATCCAATATGCACATTCGCGCAGGCGTCGGCTCCTGACAACTGATGTATTCGTGCAACACGGAAAAATATTTGAACCGTTTGCGATTGTTTATTAACTGGGTTCGCGTGTAATTCATGCCCGAGTTTGGCTGTCCGAATTTCAGGTGGTATTCATCGTATTCCACCTTGTCCGGAATACGGATGGTGCCATGCAGTTCATCATCGGCATCAAATACGAGCAGAAAATCGGTTTTATTGAATGCGCGCTCCAGCGCGAGGGTGCGGTTGTGTGCAAAGTCGACCCATTCATCGCAGTGCAGTTCGCCTGGAATTTGTTTTTCTTTAAAAAATTGGATGATTATCTCTCGGGTGTAATCGGTTGAACCTGTGTCACAAATGACCCAGTATTTAAACTGTATTTTGGAACACAGCATTTCCAGAGTTCCTTGAATGATATGTGATTCATTCTTGACAATCATGTTCAAACACACGGTATTTTGCATGGCAGATTGTGATGTGATGAATTGCGTGATTATTTTTAATTGCCAAAATAATTATGCAATAACATAGAAATTCGCATTTAAGCATTTTTTTATTTAAAATCTAAATGTCCATGGTCTAAATGCTGCCGCCCCGATTGAAATACTCCTTGCGGAATTCCAGCATGTGACTGTCAGGTATGCGGTTGCCCTGCATGAACTCCTTGGGGGTGCGCGTGCCTTCAATCAAATTCACAATCATGAATAGCGCATACATGCCGCACTCCGTGTTGCGCTTTTGGTGCTGCTTCCGGTTTTCATGGTATTTGAATCGGATGCCCAGGGCGCGCCCCTGCTGCGTCACCGTTTTGATGAACTCGCGAATCTCTTTTTGTGGGCGGTCCCCCGTGCTGTCAAAAAAGAATACGTAGTTGTTATTGGCCTCAATGTTAATGAACAGCGACACCCAGTGCGCACCGTCTTCCGTGTGCGGGTCCGTGTTGAAAATGACACCAATTTTGTGCGTGCCCGAATCCACGTATTTCTTCAAACTGAAGTTGCAGAGCTCCTCCCACACGCACACACCCGCCACCTTGGGTGCGCTATAATCGCTCGGTGACGGCCCCAGAAACTCAAACGCGGGAAACTTGTCCTCGTACTGTTTCATGACGTTCTCAATCTCTTCGCTGCTCAACCACTCGTCCGGGTCACGGATCCACGACTTCGGTGCCTCCGGCGCAAAGGTGTCTTCCACCACTTCAGCGGGGTCTACGCCCATGAGCTGCTTCATCCAGCACGCCTCGTTGCGACACATGCGACCGAAGCGCTGCTTCAGCGCCGTCCAAACCTCTTTCGGGTCGTTTGTTTCAATGCGCGCATCGGGATGGCGCATATTCCAACCGTCCCTCAATTTATGCAGCGTGGCATTGTCGTAGCATGTGAAATAATTCTCTTGGACGGGCCCGCACTTCAGCCGTTCAAACTCCTTTGAACCACGACCTGCACTTTTTTTGCGGCTCTTGGTTCTTTTCCCCCCCTTGTGATTGTGATTCGTCTTGCGCCTAGTTTTGATTCCAGTTTTCATTTCAGAATTGACAACTTAATTTTAATTACAATATGCAAATAATTTATTTCGTTCATTCATTTGTGGGAATTCATTTTTGGAATTCGGGTTTGGATTTGGATGGTTTGGGCTTAATGTCCTTGGTTTTAAATTTGGGGTCGTCCAGGTTGATTTCCTTCAGTTGAGGAATACGCACCGGATTGTTGCCGGGTGACGTGGCCGACGGCGTGGTTTTAATAACATATGTGTCCAGTGTGGGCGTCTGCGATTTGTGCTTGTCAAACGACATCAAGATTTCCAGCTTTTTCTTTGATGAATCCGCCAACGGCTGCTCCACGCCGTTGTCGTCATCGTCCTCATCGTTGTCCAAATTAAAAGATGATTCGGTTTCGGTTTCCACAATGGGCGGCAAATACCCTATGGCAACGCACTCCGCCATGTGCTCCTCCTGCAACGTGTCGTTCTTATCCTTGTTCCTAAAATACGTGATGCACGCCTTGGCGTACGCTTCAAACGCTTGCAGCACGAAAATGTCGTTCACTGTTTCGCCCTTCAGTAAGTCACGCGTCATTTCCATAATCCGTTTCTTGTAGAAGCGCTTGGCTTTTTCGTACTTCCCGCTCAAGTCGGCTTCTTTGTTTCGCAAATACCGTTCATACTGCGGCTGATTCACCATGAGGTCCAGCGTCACGTGATCCACCTGGTCCAGATTCAGGTTCATTGAATGATGAATGATAATGAATCGCATATTATGTGCAAATATGCAAATGTGATCCATTTTAGCGCATCACTTGCGCATTGCATTATTATTGCAGTATCATTATAAAAAGATAAATGCATGCATACCCATGCTAAAAATGATTCGGGTCAAAATATTTTGTCCATTTGCTTCCAGCGAAAATTGCAAAGAAACCTATGAGAGAATAAATTGTGCAGGGGGAATGCAGTTTTATGGCGAGGATAAAAAAATACACATCACGGCCAATGATGATTACACCCATGCAATCATAATAAACACCGCGATGCCCGATTTGAAAATACCGAAACAAAATGTCATTGGGTTAGCATTTGAACCCATTCAATTCTTGAACCTGACGCCGGCGTTTGTGAATTATGCAACCAACCACATCGGCAAATATTTGATAGGGGATGCCGTTCATAATTTGCCGGCATTGTTTGTGCCTCACTTTGGCTACTTGTGGTATTCACCGCCGCCGCTACCATTGACCGAAATGACAATGAAAAACCGGGTCATGTCAATCATTGTGAGCAATAAACTGACGGCGCCCGGGCACCAGTACAGGCATAAATTAACCCAGGAAATCATCAAACGTGGGTTGCCGATTGACATTTACGGCAATGGAAGTTCCAATTATTCATTCCACACGGTGAAAGGTCCATTTTATGATGACATTGAACCGTATCGTCACCATTTGTTCTCAATATGCATAGAAAACTTCAAAAGTGGTCATTATTTTTCTGAAAAAATAATCACGCCTCTATTGCACAACTGTTTGCCAATATACCATGGATGCACCAACATTGGCACGTATTTTGACAAGGGGGATGTTATAACATTGAAGGGACGCGTGGAACACGACATTCAATTGTTAATCGCCATTTTGAAAAACCCGCGCATGTATTACCGACGCACTTGCACCGATAAAAATAAAAAAACGGTCAACCTCATAGAAAACCTGGAAAACTTGTTTTCCTGAACATGAAACCATGATTTTTGTACTGCGGGAACATTTGCGATCCTTTCTCCAAAAATGCTTTAACGACGACGATGCGATTTGCGATGACGACGACCACCGCTGCGACGATGTTTGCTACGACGATGTTTGCTACGACGTCCACCTTGGGCGTGCCGAATGCCCGATGAATGCAAGTCTGTAGGTGGACTTGACGGTGGTGGAATCATTGCAGTGGTTTCTGTCACAATTTTGCACCCGTTTTGGGGATTCTCACAATAGCTATTTACTTTAGCAAATCTTTCAGATCTATCCCCTCTTATCTCGTCTAAATTTTTACCGCAAAATAAATAAAACGTATAGTAGCCTTTTTCTAAAGAAAGCTCATTATCATGTTTTAGCTTACCCATATCGACGGTGCCGCGGTTATTTCCATTTATATCCTTAACTTCCATAAACATTCTGGCGTCGGCAACATCACAATTATCCAAGTGTATCGTAACACGAAATCTGTCACTGTTCGGAAAACGAGGGTCCCCCTTAATGAAATGGGGTATGCCAACCACTATTTTCGGTTCTGCCATTTTTTTTTGGGTTATACATATGCACCATATAAAAAACTTTTGTAATCATTTATTTATCTTTGGTTCTCCGCCGTGTACACGTCCTTCAATAAACGCGCTGAAGGATCTAACACACCCTCACAAAACGGGTGCCTCCAAAAATACGGAATGGTTTCTGCGCGTCCTTTTCCAGGAAAATGACGCTCAAACACGGTCCTGTAATAATAACTCTCCTTGTCATACGGCGCATTGTGCTTGTGCTTACTCAAATTGTTTGCGACGCTGACTTCCACATCACTGACGCGCTTGTCGACGTATTCCTGAATGATTTGCACCCAAGTGCGCTCGTGCCCGCTCACGCCGTCACTGAATGCCTCCTTGCGCCGCCACATCACGTCTTCCGGCAGCAAGCCGCAAAACGCCTTGCGCAGCAGGTGCTTTTCCACGGCATAGTCGGCGCCTTCCCCGAACCGCTTCATCCACGGCGGCAAGCTCATAACAAATTCCAAAAATGTCTTGTCCGCAAACGGCACGCGCGCCTCCAATCCCGCGCCGCTGATGCTCTTGTCCGACCGCAGCAGGTCAAAACAGCGCACGTCGCGCACCATGCGCGCATTCTCTCTTGCAAAATCGTGGTCGCTGGGCGCTTTGGTGAACCCGCGATACGACCCGAAAATCTCGTCGCTCATGTCACCGCAGAAAATCACCACGTTGTCCGTATTGTCGTAAATGTATTTGCTGACCAGGTAATTCCCCACAGACGCGCGCACGGTGGTCGTGTCGTAGCTCTCAATCTGGTAAATGGTGTCGTCAATCGCATCCAGAAACTGCTGCTCCGTCAGGCACACTTCGTGGTGCCGCGTGCCCAGGTGCTCTGCCACCCGCCGCGCCCACTTCAGGTCCACGGAACCCTCCAAGCCGACGGCATACGTGTTGACCGTGCCTGTCGCTTGCGCTTGAGCCATGTGCTTGACAACCAGCGCGGTCACAATGGAACTGTCCAGGCCGCCAGACAGGAGGCAGCCCACGGGGCGCTCGCTCATCAGCCGCTTGCACACCGCCAGCTCAAACAAGTTGCGCACCAATGTGCACGCGCGCATTTCTAATTGTGCGGGGGACGCATTGATGTCCTCATCCAAGCACGCCGTCCCGAAATTGTACACGTACGGCACTTCCATTGTTTCGTCCAGGCGAAGGTCTGTGTAATATGACTGCAACCGCGTGTCAAACTTGGATGGGGTGGCATGGGATTCAATCCTGGTTTTGGACACCGTCGTGAAGCACCCGCCAGGAAACTGCTCCACGTGGGCGCAGTGCTGCAGCGCCTTCATTTCGCTGGCAACCGAAATGTCGCTCTCATAGTCGCTGGAAGTGCCAATGTAAAGCGCGCGCACGCCGAACGGGTCGCGCGCAATGTGCACCAGGTCACGCTGTCGGTCAATCAGAACCAGCGAAAACACGCCGTCTAACTCTCTCAAAGTGGCTTGCATGTCACCGCCAAACAACCGATACAGGTGAACAATCACTTCGCAGTCGGACCCACTCACGCAATCAAACCCGTGCTTGTGAATCAACTTCTTGTAATTGTAAATTTCGCCATTGCAAATGAGTTCGCAGTCGTCAAAGGCAAACGGCTGATCGCCGGTGGAGGTTAGACCGTTGATGGCAAGGCGATGAAACCCGATGCAACGATGTCCGTTCACGATGAAACGGCTGTTGTCCGGACCACGATGAGAGATTTTAGCAAAATTTTGTTGCAGTGTCTGCAACATGGTGATGGGAATGCGCTTATCTGAACCACGACCGATTGACTCATAATAAAATATGCCGCACATGGACAAGTTGTGAATGGATGAATGGATAATAAATAATGTGTGAAACTCTTTAAATGATGTTCAAAAATATATAAATATTATATTCACACAATACAATACAAAACATAGCACAATCCCCCACACAAAACACACACACAGAGCCATGCAATCCATGTCCGACCGATTTTATGGGGTGCCCAATGGGGTGGCCTATTGCCAACAGGAACGCACCGAAGAGTTAAGCCGTCGCATGCGTGAACGCAACATTCCCTCGTCGCCGTTGCAACCGCAGCTGGGCGCGCGCCCGGTGTTGTCCAAATACACGATCATGCCCATTCTGGACCAGCGAAAAGAGGCCACCGTGCCAATTGCAAACTATCCCATTTATAACCCGGCACAAGTGTTCAATCCGGGCAGTACGGTTGCGCCGTGGTCGGGCTACGCCACGGCGGTCAACGTGGAATCCACGCTGCGCAACCAGTTTTTCGCGCTGCAACGGTGCGAGCAATCCGAATACGTGCCGTCGTCCAAGAGCGACTTGTACAATGTGCGCATTGACTCGCGCCAGATTCAGCAAACACACCCGCTCTTGTTCCGAACAGAGAAGTTTGCACCCATGAATCCCGACTGCTTCAATTTAGCAAATCGCACATTCAACAATTCCACGCGCACCGAACTTAAGAATGTGGAATAATGACAAATTGCATGTTTTTAAATATTACATCATATGTATACAATTCTACGCATATAATGTCTGCTATAAAAGGCCAAGGATTTACACGTAGAGCTGTTAGCGATACATCCCGACGTCGTGGAAGACAAAACACTGCGCCTGCTTCTGGGTCCGCAGCAGCGGGACCAGCAGCACCAGCAGCGGAACCAATGGATGTGGATGATGATGAATTTGCTGCAATTGCAGCAAGCATGGTGCCAGATTATGGATTTCCAATTGTGTATTATTTTATAACTCACGCTGAGTTGACGAGTCCTCAATTGACCAATTTGAATTTATACATCAACCGGCAAACAAATGAATGCAACCGAAAGCCGAATGATCCAACTGCACATCCATTTTTAATTTCCACAAATGAAACATGTGTTTTGTTCATGTATTGGGAGGTTACACATCATTTGGAGGTGTTAAAAACCACAAACATGGGCGCTTTTTACTCATGTCTAAGTGACTTAAATTTTTTGAACAGACGCATATTGGGTCATGCGAAAATTTCAAAAACCCCCAATTATTTATCAATATACAATTTTTGCAAACACAGCGTAACGATTACGCCAGTTGCCGTCACTCCAAGAGACACTCAGTTTGGCCCCATTGGAATTGCAATGTTCAATGCGTTGTTGACGGCCACCACATTTCTACAAGTTCCTGCAATTGATGCTGCCGGTGGTGCCGTTGTTGTTGATGCTGCTGCCGGTGGTGCCGTTGTTGTTGAAGAATCCCGCACACTGTGGTTGGGAATAGACGTGAATAATCCGGATTTTGCCAAAGCTGCAAGAATATACACTGTTTGTGGATTTTCAAATCCGGTTATCACCAATCTTGATATCACTGGTGCACCGCTTCAATTCAATATATTGCAATTGACACGACCACTACACGCACACGCAAGCAGTCATTTGGATTCAATCAACAATTACAATCAAGCCATGAATTTGATGTACAAATGGGGTGCATCCACACAACCCCCACCGCAAGACCAACTCTGGACCAGGATAGGAACCAGTGAGATTACCAATTTGGCGGGGGTGAATGCGCGAATAATGAAGTATAAGTTTTCATTTGACCGGTCGTGCATTTTGTCATTGCATTTATTTCCATTCGTGTCTTTCAATCAGCGCAGGCGTGCAACGGGCGTCGGTCCGATGCAGGGTCAGCGTGAAACATCTGGAAAATTTGTGGTCACTAGGTCAATGTATAACCCGAGAACTCCCGTGGAGGGACATGATGTGCTAGCATTAGAAACCACTGTTGTGTCACCCAGTGAGATTCATCTAAATTTTAATGTAGGCAATGTTGATTCAGTGCCAATGGTTTTTGCTGAAGCCACATTTCACACGCATCCGATTGCAAACTACAAAACATACAAAACAATCATTGGTCCCCCGTCTAGGGGTGATTTTCTAGCATTTGTTCAATCATTTGTAAATTTGCAATTGTCACTTGATCAATCATTTAAATTTTCGTTGGTTTCAACCATTGAAGGTGTGCACATTATATCGTTAACTCCTGCAGGAATCATTTTTTTTATAAATCTGATGCATGAATCTCAAAGAGAGGCGGCAGCAGAAATGCCACAAGCTGATGCATTTGCACTTTTTACATCCAAGGTGGATGCAATCACAGAACATTATGAATACAGATTCGAAGAAAGGCAGTTTGTTTGGGAAGAACACGGCATTGACGAAGCGAGATCGCAGGAAGCATTGCATGCGGTGATTGTTAAATACGAAGAGTGGTTCAATGACGTAAATGGGAGGAATGGTGGTATATTTGAATGGACATGGATTCCATGGGATGAGTTTAATGTGGAGGACGTCACAACAGTGTATTATTTGGAAAACCGAATCAGGATTGCGCCATAATTTATTTTTTTATCATTTTGTCAAATGCATGAAAATGACAAAATGTGTGTGTGTGTGTGTGTGTGTGATTGTTTGGTTTAGCTTAAGGCTTGCATTTCCTTCTCATTTTTCTGGTTTTTGATATTTTTCTTTTGCGCATTCCCCCACGCGCGCTTTTCTCCTTAACAAATGCTTCAGTGTATGCATTGTTGTATGCAGTCTCATAAATTAGGTTCAATTCATGCTCTGGTTTCCCTTCAAGTTTCGCTGCCTCCACTGCCGCATTTCCAGCCAACGCGCCAGCTTTCCGGTATTGAGAAAATTCGTCATCATGAGGTGGCATTTGTTGTTGCTGGGTTGTTATATATGGTGTATGTGCTTATTATATATATATATATATTATGGTTATTTTTATACACAACACATAAAATAAATGTATCCATTCTCTTAATGTTGTGCTCATTTTCTTTGGTAAATTTTGCAATCACTGCAACTCTTATATATCAGATTGAAATAGTTGATTAATTGCGTATCAGTGCAATCATTCATTTCATAACATTTCATTCGGTCCAGGCCCAATTTGTCCAATTCGTTGCAAAGCACATCAGTGTCAGATGAATTTTTATTGTCAAGCACTATGAAATCATTGGCATTGTCTTGATACAATTTCAATATTTCATTCATGTTGCAATGCAGCGTTTCTAGTCCAATTATGCAATGTTGTTTTTTGTAATTTGCATTAATCACGCCATTGCAATACTTGTAATCGTAATTGTCGCGTTTCCATATTTGCACATGTTCATGCATGTATTTCTCGTCTTCGTGCGCATTTAATTTTTTCATTGTTTCTTGCACGTTGTATTTTTTGTAACAATGGTCTGTCAAATGAAGTCTCAATCTGTTTATTTCACCATTTCTAATGTATGAAAAATTGTTTCCTCCTTCATTCATGTATTGAACATAACCCAATTTGTGAATTTTTGCAATTTTGGTTTGAACCGCCGTTCTAATCATTAATTCATAATCATCAGTCACTGGCAAATATTCTGAGTAATTTCCAATTTTCATCAATGTCGTTTTTCTCCACATTCTTGGATGATTTGGCACACTCACAATGTGGCTTAATGTGATGTTGTTTACATTGCCATGACTGGAAACATAGACCCACGCGCCATTGTGTTTTTGTCTGTAATATCCTCCATATCCCAATGCAAAAAAATTACCATACTTGAAATTGGTTTTGTTTTCATGCAAATTGGCGTAGTCCATGTACACAAATCCAATTTCATCATCATTATCAAATGCGGTTTTCGCATCCAACAGCACATCCGGCAACAGTTCATCGTCGTGGTCCAACTCTATCACGTATTTGCCACGACACAATGAAACCGCCTCATTTTTCACATTACCAATGTTGCCGCTGTTCTCTGACCGCTTGTATAACCTTATTCTATTGTCATCCTTGAACAACTTTCTCAAAAACACAAAATGTTCATCTTCGGTCGTGTCATCCAAAATCACCCATTCCCAATGCTTCAATGTCTGCAGTTTAACGCTTTCATACGCTCTTTTTATTTTGTCATATGATTTGTAACATGTTGTAAATATGGAAAATATTGGTCTCATGTCCTCAGCTGGCAAGGTCACAATTGACATGTAACAATAATTCACCATTGAATTGAAATTGTCAACATCCAATTCATGTTCATTTGCCTTCAGGTGTATCCATTGTTTTCGCATGGCATCCCCTATCATGTCATTGACATCCTTCCACATTTGGGGTTCATCATTGCCGCATGTCACCAATATTTGATAACTGGGATTGAATAACTTGTTCACCGCTTCCTTTTTATTAACTATGAACACTGAACACAACAACTTGTCCTCGTTTGCATTAAAAAAATCATCAATGTATGAACATTCATCGTTTCTAAACAAAATGACAAATGGATATTTCATGTTTATGTAAGTCATGTGTTTTGCAATATTTATATTATTTACAGCCTTTATAATTTGCAAATCATTTTTTTGCGTTTTTGAAGAATTCGGTTATACTCTTATTTGATTTCGCCATGTTGTCGGCCTGGCGCAGGTAGTCGTCAAATATGAGCTCTTTCACTTCGCGGAACCGCAGGTCGTCCAGCTTCTTCTGCAGCTTGTCGTCGCTCTCCGTCCAGTTGCTCCGCACGGAATCCAGCTCTTCCAGGAAGCGCGCCTTCTTGCGCCGAAACGCCGCCATTTGTTCCAGCACGAGTCCGAACAGCTGCGCCACCGGCTTCATGATCTGGTTCGTGATATAAAACGAGTAGTTCGGTTTCAGACGCTTGGCCCGAATGTAGTCCGGCGTTTCAATGCGCTCGCCCTGCAGCGCCTTCTTGTCCGCGTTGTGGATGTAGACGAACGGTATGCGGTCACCCGAGCTCGGTTTGTTCCCCGGGTCGCGTTTGCCCATGCGGTCCGCCAGCACCTTGTGCGCAATTTGCTGCGGGTTCTTGTACGTGGAGCGCAACGACTTTGTGATGATGAGCTTGTCCATGGGCACGCGCTCGTCCACGAGGGACTGCAGTGACCCGCGCACGAACTGCACCGCCGCCTCCAGGTCTTGCTGCTTCGTCAGGATGTCTATTAGCCCGCCATACACGTCCTTCACAATGGGCGCATTGTCGCGTCGGCGCAGCACGATACCCATGCTTTTCGGCTTGCCCTTGTTTGCATCCGTTTCATACAGGATGCCGAAGTAGCGCTTCTTCTGCAGCAGGCCGAACGGCATGAGCGTCTTTTCATACACCCAGCCGTGCGGGGCTTTCAGGAACGCTGACGCCATGTCGCCCACCTGCCGCGCAAGCTCTATCGTGATTTCAAGCGCCGGCTTGCCACGAATGGGCACACCCTCCAGTGTCTCTAGGTTGAACGTGTAGAATACACTATCCGTGTCGCCGTATACGTACTCGGCCCGCGTGTGCACGATGCCGTATTTGCTCGTTTGGCATTCGGCGTCCCCGTACACCTCCTCCACCATGCGCTTGGCATATGTCAATAATTTGCGCCCCGTGGCGGTCGTGGACGCCGCCACATCCACTTCATAGAACGAGCTGGTCTTGGCACCGCACTGTCCATAAAGCGAGTTTGCGGTAACCTTGTATGCCAGCTGACGCTTGTCCAGCACGTTGGCCATGAAGGGGTCGGACTGCTGCTCCGCCAGCTTGCGCGTGGCCTTGCGCGCTGCCAACAATTCTTCTAAAATGGACGGCAGAATGGCCTTTGTCCCGTCCTTGAACTGCGCAAACCGGCACACCTTTTTCCCGCTCAAATGCTTCTCCATCTTGCCACGCGGATTCGGTTTCCAACGATATGTGTCGTATTCCACGTCCACGTACCCATACCCGGGAAGGTTGTCGTACACGTGCTGCCCCGTTTTCGGGTTCGTCTCGCCCGTCTCACGCACCAGGTTGCCGTCCAGGTCGTACTCCTTGGTCCACACCTTGCTGTCGTGGGACAGGTTCTCACTGATCATGGAGGACGGATACAGCGACGAGTAATCGTTGCAGGCCACAGGGTTGTCCAAGTAGAGGCCGCGCTTCGGGGGCAGCACGATGGCGCCCTCGTAGCCCTCGCCGGACGGACCCTTGTCAATCACGGGCATGAGCGTGTTTTTCTCGCGGCACTTTTTGGCCATGTAGCTCGTCAGCTTGATGCCCTGGCCGCGAATCACCAGGAAACTAATTGGCACGCTGCAAATTTTCGCCATCTCGTTGTAGCCCGTGATGACGTCCACCTTGTTCATGAGGTGGTGCACGAGGTTGCAATCCTGAATGCAGTATTTGGCAATGACGGCGCGCGGACCGGGGCCCTCGTTCGTCATGCGGAAAATGTCCTGCGGCGTCACGTCGTCTTTTGAGACCCCCCATCGCACGTGCTTCGTCATGTCGGGGGTCTCGTGACCGACGATTTCAAAATGGCCGGCTGCGCGATCAATGGCCACGACCTGGAATTTTTGGCCGTCCTTGTAGGGGTCAGTGGAGTGCCCGGTTTCCTCCAACTCAATGTAGTTGCCGACTTCCAGGCCTCTGAGGTTCTTGCTGAAAATGCGCGTGACTTTTCCATCCGCTTCCACGCGGTGCTCTATGGACCGCACGTCATCA